TAATCTAAATACCCAAAGGTAGCGTAATACATATGCTTTCAACAAAATATCGTCTTAGATTGGAGTTTATTTGTAAATGTATAGTGAATGGCAAAGAGGTAAAATTAGACGACATGATTTGGGCTGATAAATTAGCGAAAGCAAATAGATCCGCTGCTGAAATGCTTAGACAAGCAAGGCGAAAATCTCAAAATCCAAATATGGAGGAAGGTAGTCTTGATGATTTTATGAATAGGATGGATTTAGGAGATCCTGATCCATCCAATCATAAGAGTGGATTTGATAGTCCAGATGAAATTGCAGAATGGTTTCACAAAGAAAAAACTGATGATTGGAGACAACGTGACTGAAAGAAATGATGTACCAAGATGGAGAATAGGCAGAATTGCCGAAGAATTGAAAGGTGAAGTTAAGTATTACACCTGTTATCATAGCAACAAAAAAGTATCTAAAAAAATTGTTATTACTTATGAAGAATCTTGAAAATGAAACCAAAAAATTTTTAATGAGAATACAACTTGATAATGTTGTTAAACTTTTGAATGCTCAACTTTATGAGCAAGATGTTTTAGATACTAATGGAATACCAAAAAAACGTATTGTAATCACTTACGAGGAGAAAGACTAATGGGTCCAATTGTTTTATATTCTAACGGCAATCAAGAGTGTGATCGTGCCAGAGCACTTTTGGAAACACTCAAAGTTCAAATTCAAGAATATAAATTAAATAATCACTTTACTGAGAGAGCATTTATTTCTGAGTTTGGTGAGGAAGCAGAATATCCACAAGTCTCCATCGGATACAAACACATTGGTGGATTGAAGGATGTGCTACACTATATGAAGGAAAATGGTCTAATAAAATGAAGACTCCAAATTGGCAGCACAACTCTGGTAAAGATAAAAAAGGTAGAGGAGTCTGTAAAGGTCGTCTTCGATCCAGAAAAGAGTCCTTGAGACAGTTGAAGAACCGGTACATGACCTCCCCGAAACGGGAGGTTTCGTCGTATATTGGATTCAACTGAAACGAACCGATGGCAGTCTCTCACGAAATCAAGTCACAACTTGCCAAGCTTCTTGCCACAGAAGACCTTGTTGTAGAGCACAGAAAAGTAGAGACTGCTTGCTTCAACGTTCATACACGAGTATTGACTCTTCCTATGTGGGAGAAAGCAAGTAATGAAGTATATGATATGCTGGTCGGTCATGAAGTCGGTCATGCCCTTTATACTCCTGATGAGAATTGGATTAAAGATTGTAAGATTCCACCACAGTTCGTAAACATTGTGGAAGATGTTCGCATCGAGAAACTGATGAAGCGTCGTTATGCCGGTATTAGTAAAACTTTTTATCGTGGATATAATGAACTTGCTGATGAAGATTTCTTTTGCATTGAGAATGAAGACGTTTCTAAAATGAATCTTGCCGATCGTGTGAATCTTTATTTCAAGATTGGTAATTTTTGTGATATCTTTATCAAAGATGGTGAAGAAAAAGAAATTGTTAATATGATTGATTCTACAGAAACTTTTGCTGATGTTCTTTTTGTATCTAAGATTCTTTATGAATACTGTAAGAAAAAACAAAGTGATCAAGTAAAAGATGAAATGAATCCTGTTGAAGGAAATTCAAAGGAAAATGGAAATTCTTCCGAAAGTAATAGTGATGTAAGTCACAAAGAGTATCAGGAAAATGCTGAATCCATTGAAGAAGAAAATGAGACTTCAGAAACTTCCATGAGTCCAGATCTTCAAGATCAAAATAAAAATAATGAACCTGAGATAAAAACAATGAGTAATTTTGAGGAGTCCTTGAAAGAACTAATTGATGATAGTGGCTCAGAAACTGGATATTATGAAATTCCCGAAGTAAATATTGAGAATATTATTATTTCTAATGCTAAAATACATGATGAATGTAATGATTCTTGGAAAGAAACTATTAGTGAAGATATTAGTTTTGTAGATAATGAATATACTAAGTTTAAAAAATCTGTACAAAAAGAAGTAAATTATCTTGTTAAAGAGTTTGAATGTCGCAAATCTGCTGATTCTTATGCCCGTGCTATCACTAGTCGAACTGGAGTTTTAGATACAGGAAAACTTCATACTTACAAATATAATGAAGACTTATTCAAGAAAGTTACGGTTCTTCCTGATGGCAAAAATCACGGACTAATTTTTATTCTTGATTGGTCAGGTTCTATGGCTGAAGTTTTGTTGGACACTGTTAAACAAATGTTCAATCTCATTTGGTTTTGTAAAAAAGTAAATATTCCTTTTGAAGTTTATGCATTTACTTGCGATTATCCCAATCAAAGATACGCTGATAATCCTCAACCACTTTCTGAAAAACGTGTTGGTGTATTTTCTCTTGGAAATTGGTTATCTTTGATGAATATTCTTACTAGTAAAGTGAATACAAAAGAACTAGAAAAGCAGATGAAAAATATTTTCAGAATAGCGTACAAGTTTAGAAGTACCGTATATTATGAAATTCCTCCCGGTATGGGATTGTCTGGAACTCCACTGAATGAAAGTTTGGTTTGTTTAAATTCTATTCTCCCAAGATTCAAAAAAGAACATAAACTTCAAAAAGTTCAGTGTATTGTTTTGACTGATGGTGAAGGAGCACCATTAAAAACTTACAAAGAAGTTCAACGTCCTTGGGAAGAAGAATCTAGACTATGTGAAATGTGGCCATCTCAGAATTCCTTTCTTCGTGATCGAAAAACGGGAAATACTTATAAATTGAGGGGTAGTTATGATCACTATTCAAATTTCACTACTGTTATGCTCAACAATCTTCGTGATAGATTTAATGATGTAAACTTTATTGGAATTCGTATTATACCTCCCAGAGAAATCCATGGTTTTATTAAAAATAATGATTATTCTAATAATATTAAACTATGGAAAAAAAATAAATCCGTTATCATTACCAATGTGGGATATCATAAGTATTTTGGACTTTCTTCATCTGCACTGTCTAATCAATCAGAATTTGATGTTAATACTGATGCCACAAAAACTCAAATCAAAAATGCTTTTGTCAAGAGTTTGAGATCTAAAAAAATGAATAAAAAAATCCTAAATGAGTTTATAGAGCTTATTGCCTGATAAATATTTTTATAGTAAATGGTAACACAAATGTCTAGATTTGGAGATTTAGTGGGTCGTAAAAAATCACCTGCTTCTACACCTGTACCTGCACCGGCACCTTCTGCTCCCACTCCTCCTGCGCCTGTAGAAGTCGCTACTCCAGAAGCAACTTCTATTGCTCCAGAAGAGGATGTTGAAACTATTTCCGATGAAAGTGATGTCTCACTCGATACTATGAGTAAGGCAGAACTTGAAGAATATGGTAGAGAATTGGGAATTGAACTTGACAGAAGACATAGTAAGAAAAGGTTGATTAGTGAAATTGAGGAAGCACTGGACAATCTTTGAACTGTCTACTCTGCCCCTAACTCTGCCCCACTCTGCCCTATAATAACTTCAGTTGAAACAAACCACCTACATCATGCCTCTGTCTTCTGATTACATTCGTACTTCTCTCCAAAGTCTTTATGGAGATTTGGTTACAAGTGGAGATATTCGTGCTTGGTGCGCGATGAATAGTGGAAGTTATCAAACCATTACGAATAAACTAGAACAGTATAAGATTAGTCGTGGCAAATGGAATCTTGAAGTGACGCAACAAAAAGTAGAGCAAATCGAAAAAAATTATCAGGCACCTGCTGCTCTACCTGCTATTGAACAAAACCTTATTCCTCAGAAAGATGATACCTTCATCCGCTTTGGTAACTTCGGTGATATTAAAAAAATTATTCAGTCCCGTCTTTTTTATCCGACGTTCATTACGGGATTGTCCGGTAATGGTAAAACTTTTTCAGTTGAACAAGCGTGTGCCCAACTCGGACGAGAACTCATCCGTGTAAATATTACTATCGAAACTGATGAAGATGATCTTATTGGTGGTTTCCGTCTTGTTAATGGCGAAACCGTCTGGCACAATGGCCCAGTCATTGAAGCCCTCCAGCGAGGTGCTATTCTGCTCCTTGACGAAATCGACCTCGCAAGCAACAAAATCCTCTGTCTTCAGTCAATTCTTGAAGGAAAAGGAGTTTTCCTCAAGAAGATTGGCAAATTCATTACGCCCGCAGAAGGTTTCAACGTATTCGCAACCGCCAATACAAAAGGTAAAGGTTCCGATGACGGACGATTCATTGGTACTAATGTGCTCAACGAAGCCTTTCTTGAGCGTTTCCCCGTAACCTTTGAGCAAGAGTACCCCACTCCTGCCAATGAAGCAAAAATTCTTAGTAAAGTTGCTGATACTCTTGGCATTAATGATGATAACTTTATCTCTCGTCTAGTTGATTGGGCAGATATTATTCGTAAAACTTTCTTTGATGGAGGTATTGATGAAGTTATCAGTACTCGTCGTCTGATTCACATTATTCGTGCTTATAGTATCTTTGGTGATAAGGTAAGTGCAATTCAAAATTGTATCAATCGTTTTGATGATGAAACTAAACAGTCTTTTATTGAACTGTATGATAAGGTAGACGCCGATTTTAAGATGCCTGACGATAATACTTCTGTCTCTGATGTTGACGAACAGGAGATTGCCTGATATAATGACTAATGCTTGGAGTTTACTTTATGATGTGATGGAAGAAATGAATTCATTTTCTATCGTTCCAGCAGATACAAAAGACTGGGAAGATTTTTGGAGCACTCTAGAACAACAAAATAATGACATTGATTTGACTATGGACACTAACAAATGTAAATGGAAATATTCTGAAGAAGCAATAGTCGATGAGCTTCTTGAATATATTCGCAGTACTTACAAACAACACTACTCTGCCGGTGATAAAGAGATTCAAACTCTTGATTTGATTGAGGCATGTGGTGATGGTGAAGCATTCTGCCGTAGTAACATTCTTAAGTATGCTTCACGATATGATAAGAAAGGAACGGCACGAAGAGACATTTTAAAAATTCTTCATTATGCGGTTCTTCTTATGTATTTTAACGATAAGAATGCTCAAACCGAATCTTATCCTCAATGAAACTTCGTGACAAAAAAATGAAACTGTCTGAAAAAACTCTCAACATCCTTAAGAATTTTTCTTCTATTAATCAATCCATTCTTGTAAAGAAAGGTAATCAACTTCGTACCATTTCTGTTGCCAAGAATATTTTGGCAGAGGCAGAAATTAAAGAAGAGTTTCCCCGTGACTTTGCCATTTATGATCTCAATCAGTTTCTAAATGGTCTGAGTCTTCATCAGGATCCTGAAATGGACTTCTCTCCGGATTCTTACCTCTCTATTCGTGAAGGTAAGCGCAGGGTAAAATACTTTTATGCTGATCCTAATGTGATCATTTCTCCCCCAGAGAAAGCAATTCAACTTCCTTCACAAGATGTTTGTTTTCAACTCGATAGCGTCACACTTGAAAAGTTGTTGAAGGCAGCAGCAGTATATCAGCTTCCTGATCTTTGCGCTGTTGGAGAAGGTGGTGTTGTTAAACTTGTTGTTCGTGATAAGAAGAATGACACCTCTAATGAGTTTGCTATTGTTGTTGGTGAAACTGATAAGGAGTTTGCATTTAACTTCAAGGTTGAAAACATTAAGATTATTCCTGGTGCCTATGATGTTATTGTATCATCCAAACTTTTATCACAGTTTACAAATTCCAATCATGATCTGAAGTATTATATTGCTCTGGAACCTGATTCTGTTTATGAAAATTGATATACCATTAAGAATTGTAGGTAGTGTTTTTGTTATCACTGCCTATTTTATTATTCTTCATGTCAATGTAACGACTGGTGCTATTGTAAATTTAATAGGAGATTCTATATCGCTTCCTTTTTTTATAAGGACAAAATCATGGGATGTTGTTGTTATGTTGATATTTCTTATGACTATTGGATTTTACAAACTGATTTTATGATTGATTATGAGTGATTTTATTTGGGTTGAAAAATATCGACCACAAACGATTGAAGAGTGTATTCTCCCTGAGGCAACTAAAAAAACATTTCAAAGTTTCCTAGATAAGGGAGAGATCCCCAATATGCTACTAGCGGGACCTCCTGGTATTGGTAAGACAACAGTAGCAAAGGCACTATGTAATCAACTAGGAGTAGACTATTATGTCATCAATGGATCCGATGAGGGACGTTTTCTCGATACGGTCAGAAACAATGCGAAATCTTTCGCTTCGACCGTCTCGCTTTCTTCAGATGCAAAACACAAAGTCATCATTATTGATGAGGCAGATAACACGTCCAATGATGTACAACTCCTCTTACGGGCGTTTATTGAGGAGTTTGCTGGTAACTGCAGATTCATCTTCACCTGCAA